TCTGTAACCTACAAGCCATTTTCATCTAAGGCTGCTTTTGCTCCTTCTACTGGGAAGGTTGCAGAAACCTACAATACAGATCAGACTATAAATGCTTTCCGGGTCCCTCTTTCGGAACGAGAGATAGAGGTTTCTGGTGGTAAATACCAAGCGGGTGATTGGCGATATTTAATCAGGGTAACGGATGTGGCAACACCAAGGAAGGATGACCGAATACTAGATTCTACTATTGTAAGGTACGTAATTGGATTTACGACAGATCCCTTACGTATCTATCACTCAGTGATTGTTAGGAACCTCGGCTAATAATTAGCGATGCTAAAGTTTAAGCTCAATATAAGTAAAACAGCGGCTTCAATAAGGAAGTTTGGGTCGATCTTACCAAGTCGCATGAGACCTGCCGTAAGGAACACTTCTAAACTTTTCCTTGGGCGGATTATTGATAAGACTCCGGCTCCGCCTACCCCGTTAGGACAAGTTTATACTAGGACTGGGAGATTGCGTGAGGGATGGCAAGATGCAGCAAACCAATTAGGTATGGGGGTTCCCAGTATCTTTATGCCACCTCCAAGAGCCAGTTATTATGGATCTTCTCCAAGGGGGCGGGATTTAGGTGGGTCTGGTTTTAGAGAGCAAGTAAGGAGAGACGCAGTTTCCTTCCTTATGCGAAATCGTGTGCCGTATGCTTTCTTTGTTGAGGTAGCTGGCCCAGGATTTCCGCCTCGTGGTGGGGTTTTCATGGTTACAAGATCATCTTTTGAGACTGAACCTGATTTTGCCAGAGAGATTCAGAATGCTTGGGCGAGTATTCCTTAAGGGACGAAGCCGAGTAAGCTTCAGGAAATGGCAATTCAACCAGAGGAACGTTTTGATAATATTAAGCGTGCCCTTTTTGACTATATAGAAACTAACTATACCGAGACGGCGAAATGGTTTCAAGGAAGCAACGTTCTGGATACTACGGCAATAACCGAATGGGCTTGGTTTGGAATTATCGGGGTTGCGAGACGGAGACCCATGCGCCAGGTCGGAAGCAGCAACATTGCAAATCTTGTAACTTTATTGGTGCAAGCAATTATCTACGTTAAGCCAACTGCCACCATTACTAGGGTAGATGCTATTAGGGACGAGATTGTGGGAGTTTTGAGGAAACCGGCTATACAGATAGTTGACCGTGTAGGTAGTGCCGGTAATTTAGGGACTCTTTATGGACAGGATGTTGTAAATGAAGCCAACCTAGGGATTGAGGATGATCTTCAAATGTATCAAATAACTCTAGGTTTCAATTTCATTGAGGAGTTTAGTTAATTTATGGATGAAACCAGGGAGATTCTCTACCAAAGACAAATCCGGAAGGAACGTGGAGAATATGACGATGATAGAGATTCTCTAGAAGATATAGTCATGGCAAAAGCTAGGGCTGTTCGGGTTTTCTATATAGCCCTTATAAACGAGGGATTTTCTGACCAGGATGCTTTGCTAATTGTTAGCAACATATCTGTGTAGGAGGAATAAAAATGCCAGGTTCTAAGCCAGGAATTAATTTTGAAGGTCGTGATGGGGAGCTTCGGCTTTTTGACAAGACTCAAGCTGGTGCTGGGGCTAATGGTACACCCTACGGTTTACGGGTCACATTTGAAAACATGGACCTTAACATTGGTCCTCCTGCTAGGGTAGAAGAGCTAGCTCGTGAGGATCGTGAACGTTTGACCTCGGATGCTCACTATGTCCCTGGGTCAGAGATGACTCTTTTGGATGCGCGAGATGTCTCTTTTACTGCGGTTTTATCTACTGGTGAGACTGATGCGATTTGGCAATTCATAGGAGCACAGTGGGCAGGAGAGGAAGGAACAAGCAAGACTACCTGGGCAGTTAAGGGTACGCCGTCAGCGGGATTAGTTTCTACTAAAGCTCGCGGAGTATCTGGTGATGGGCTTTATATTGGGGGTAGGATTGACTCTAAGGGTTCGGCTATTCAACTTCCTGATTTTGGAGACCAAAAAAAGGTAGCGGTTGATATGGAAGCTGCTTGGACTACCAGGGCGGGAGCAAGTAGATATGGGGTACGGATTAAAGAGATTTATTTCCCACCTGAATCTCAAGGATTTGGTGAGGGGGCAGATCAAGTAACAGTCAATCTTAGCGGTCGCATGTACGGTGAGTACCAGAGGATTACTGCCTTCTCCAGGATGATGGATGTGTTGACCTCGACGTTGTTCTAGCACTCGACCTTCGGGTTGGGTGAGGATTGAAACTGTTGCAATAACTCAGGGAGCAGGGAGAGGGGAAATTCTCTCCCTCTCTTTGTGAAAGTAAAAACGTGAATCAGGATATAGAATTTTATCAAGCAAGGGACGCGGCTGAATTAATATCGTCTACGCCGAAAGAGGTGGCCAGGTTGGGGCAAATTCTTATTCCAGAAGTGCCGGCGGATGGGAGTGGTCACAGATCCCTTTACTCGTTTAGAAATCTGGTAGAAATGAGATTAAGTGATAAACTTGCCCGCATGGGAGTCTCCTGGAAAAGGATAAGTAAATATATTGATGCTCTTAGAGCATCCTATGGTCGGTGGTTGGACAAGGACGGATTCGACGGATGGTTTGTGCTGGATAGTTCTTGGAATTGGGGGGCAGGGACTACTCTTAATGTGGCGGCGTATACCGTTTTTAAAGGGAACCCGCAGGATATGTTTATTGCTATTGATATTGGTGTAATTAAGCAGGCTATTCGCAGGGCTATGGATCATGGTGGTGACTCCCTTACCGATGAGGAGTTAAGTGAAACAATTAATGAAGTCGAAAATAGAGGCAACCAACTCAAAGAAGAAAGGGGCTAATATGGATCTTGCGACAGAACCGTTTACTGATAGCGACGGGATAGCGAGTATTGTTAAGGATCAGCGGGAAGCTGAGGAGGAGCAGATTAGACTCGATGCTAAATTCATTGAAAACGTTGACGAAGATTTTAGTCTATTTAGTTGGGGATGGTCTCAGCCTTTGAAAAGAACCCGCAGCGAGATGGGTAAAAAGGGACAGATTAATACTAAGGTTGAGTATTTTCGCCTCAAGATCAAAAGTATAGGCATGAGTGAGGTAATGGAAGAGTGGCAGAATAAAATGCCTACTCCGCCAGCTATGATAAAGGCATATAAGAAAGATAGTGACGTGGCTAGACAATTGGGACAGAAACATGAAGTAGTTGTATGGGAGATAAATGAAGCAGATCCATCTTATCAGCGCGAGCGGCAGAAATTTAATAGTGAGCTTGGTAAGGCTCTTTTACTTCACAGCTTAGCCTATGACATTAAAGATAGAGACGGACGGTTAGTGCTCAGGGGCGATTCCCTCAACGAGCCCAACCAGGTTATAGACTCAGCAGCAGCCCTGAACATAATTTTTAACAGGTGGGGTCTCACCTCAGAACACTTTGCGGCCATTACTGGCGATGTAAGGAAACTGACTGAGGCCAAGGAGGAGCAGGAGTTGGGGGAATAATTCGCGCACTAGGATTTCCTCTCTCGCTTTATCGCAGGTTGTTTTTAGAGCCTAGTGCCTCTGCAGTTTTCAAGAAAATCACACAACCCCTATCAGTTAGCACGCAGCTTTTTGTTGAATTTGATATCGCGCATTCTTTAGGCATGTCCCATTCTGCCTATATGAAGCTACCCAGAAAAGAGCGTAGAACCTGGCTTCTTTGGCGGGTTCTTTCTAATGAAAAAGAGGCAGACGCTCATGAAAGAGTCAGAGAAGAAGCCTCGCGGGGCCGACCACATAAGCCGTCTTTACGTGAACCACGCTGGAGGGAATAGTTAGTGGCTGTCCTATCTCCTCTTGAGGCTAGCGTAACTCTCAGCCTCGCCCCAGTTCAAAAGGCATTAAATAATCTTCAGGCCATGCTGAAGAAGACACAGCAGTCTGTTGCTGCTATTGGTGCGCCCGCGCAACAAGCAGCTCAGGCAGTTAGCAAGATTGGTGCTGCTGCTAAACATACTCAGACATTCATGGATAAACTTGTTTCATCATTTCTTAGAATTGCCGTGTTTTCAGTTGCGGCCGGTTTGATTGTTCGGGGATTTTTTGCGATCATTTCAGCAATTAAGAATACTATTTCGGAGGGGATTAAGTTTAATGCAACCATGGAGCAGGGGCGAATTGCCCTGGCTGCTATTTTAGCCAACACCAGAAATGTGTCCGATGCTCAGGGGCGATTGTTGACTATAGCTAAATCTTATCCCCTCTTGTTAGAGAAAGCCCGTGATATTCAAAAACAGATTTTACTTGCAAATATTGAAACTCTTGGTACTGGGCAAGAGCTGTTGGAAGTTTACCAGTTGGTCTTAGCAAATACTGGTCAACAGGCTGGCAATGAAAATGATATTCTTAAAGCTTCACAGATAATTCTTAATATAAGCAGATTGAACAATGAGGCTGGAGAAAAAGCTGTTGTCAATGCCAGACAAGCTTTTGTCTTGGAGGGAATGAGGGGGAATACTGTCCTTCGGTACTTGAATACTAATATAAAAGTAGCCAGAGAATTAAGCGCTCAGGGTCAATGGCTACAAGAGATAATTAAACGGGGTGAAATATATCTACTTTTGTCAGGTCAGATTGGTAATTCGTGGGAAGCTCTTACATCCACCGTTGAGACTTTCTTTAGTACCGTTTCTGGGCAAGCCTTCTCCGATATTTTTGAGGGACTCAAGGTAGTAATTAAGGGTATGGGGGAGGAGTTATTAAGAATAGATGCTGCAGGTGGACTAAAGGCAGTTCTTAATGTGTCGGAGTCTGATCTACGGTCACTTGGTGAAGTCCTAGGTAATATTACCGTTAAATTTATTAGTGGTATGGCTGATGCTACTGCTGCAGTAATAAGGTTCTCTGCACTAAGTGTAGATGCGGTTGGTTTAATCTCTGATAGTTTTGAAGGTACTGGTTTTATTAAAGTTTTTGATACCATAACTAAGGGATGGCAAAATATTTTCGATGGAGCACGGATCTTCTTTGCTTTATTAGCCAAGAATATCCCCGCCGTAGATCAAATTGTCTCTGCGCTTACTAGTGGCTTACTTGACCTCATCATTACTTTCTTTGATGTCGTTAAAGAGAACTTTAAGAACTTCTTCACATTTGGAT